GGCGTCATGAGCTTCGGCATCGACATGAACCCCACCCGCACACGCCTGACCATCGGCGCATGCATGCGCTACGACGACGGCACCGCCCACATCGAACTCGCCGAATACAGGGACACCAACCACGACGGCACCATGTGGGCCGTCAACCTCATCGACAAGGTCTGGGAACAAACCGCAGCGCTCGTCATCGACGGGCAAAGCCCCGCCACCGCGCTCCTGCCCGACCTCGCCGAAGCCGGCGTCACCGTCACCGTCACCGCCGCCACCGACATGGGCCGCGCCTGCGGACGCCTCCAGGACATGCTCAGAGACGGCACCCTCACCCACCTGCCCGAAGACGGCCAACAACCACTCTGGCAAGCCGCTGCCAAAGCCACCACACGCCCCATCGGCAAAAACGGCCTCTTCGGATGGAACCGACCCGACGACGACACCGACATCAGCCCGCTCAACGCCGTCACCCTAGCCCTCCACGGGGCCATGACCACCAGAAGAGACCCCACCGCACAACAGGAAGCATGGTACTAATCATGAACACCGACGACGTCCCCATCCTGCGCGGACAAGCCGGCTGGCTCGCCATCGAAAGCGCCTACGCCAACACCATCGCCGGCGTGGACCCCGACGACCAACCCACCATCAACGAACTCCTCAAACAATGGCGACGCCACTACACGCGCAACACACTGCGCACCAGCTACTACCTCGCCCACTACCACTACAAAGGCATCGCCTACAGCATCCCGCCGGCCATGAAAGCCCTCGCCAAACCAATGATCGGCTGGCCCAACAAAGCCGTCCGCGCGCTCGCCGACCTTTCCGTGTTCGAAGGCATCGACGCGCCCGAAACCCTCCAGACGCAGGTGGACGACCTCGTCGCGGCGAACACGTTCGGCGTGAAAATCCAGCAGGCCATCGTGTCCGCATACACGCACGGATGCAGCTTCATGACCATCTCCGGCGACGGCGCCGACATACGGATCACGCCCCGCGCCGCCGACTGGAGCAGCGCCCTATGGGACTGGGGCAACGACAGGATCGGCGCGGCCATGACCATCCGCGACAAAGACA